GTATGTGATCACACGTCACTAGTGATCTCCAGAACCACACTGTATATAGTGATACCATGTTGTGTGGTGACTTGGTGACGAGGTGAATGTTATCCCTGCTACCGTGCATATCATTGTTAACATGGGACAACATGGGGTCACATGGGGTCACATGGGGTAACAACACATGCTGCAGGTGATAACAATCATGCTGACTCTGATTTGCTCAAGGGGTGGGGTTTGTCTGGGTGAAAAGGGATGCTAGCTGCTAACCAGGTGCTGCAGGTGGCCAGGTGATGGGCAGTGAGATGTGTGATGACGTGCACCCCTACGATGACCCCCCCAAAAGAAATCTGATATATTTGGTGTTCTCCTCCTTGGTCTTGTGACCTTAGGCCTGCCGTGTGGTGGGCTTTTTTTTCTTCAAAAAGCAAAGGTCTGCTTACGCAGGCTTTTTTTTGTCTGTTGCGTATGCTAAGATACGTCTACTATCAACTTATAGGGGTTTGCAATGATTGAAGTGGTTAGCGATGTTCCTGTTCCTGTGCGTGTGAGGATTGGTTGGCCTCACAAGGATATGGAGGTTGGGCAGAGTTTCCTGGTGGACAGCAAGACGATGGTTGCTGTGTGCAATGCGAACCAGCGTTATGGGAAGCAGCTGGGGATGAAGTTCACTGCGAAGAAGGTAGATGGTGGGATACGGGTGTGGAGGACGGCGTGAATAATGTTGATGCTACTGTTTTTGTGTACCGTCACAAGGTAACAAGAGAGATACGTTGCGAGTATTTGGATGGTGTGAAGAGTTTTGATTGGGAAGACTACCAACACGAAGCCACTCTGAATCCTAAGATGTGGATTCAGTATTGGTTTGATGCTGTTGCAAATTTGCAAGAGAGAGACAATTTTCTTTTGAGAGACTGAAATCAAATGGAAGACACGACAACGATTAAACAGTTGACCAAGGAGGAATATGATTTTCTGCTTGAGCAACAGGATAAGATTGTCAAGGAGCATCAGGATAAGAAGATGCCTTTGTTGAGAGACATTTGGCCTACCTTGGGGAAACGTAATGGGAAAGTACGCCGCTTACGTGAGGATAGGGAATGAGTTGCTTATTGAGAAACAACTGATTCAAAGCCAGATGGTGTTCCGTGAGGAAATCAGGAAGGTGCTGGCTTGCAAGACAAAGAAGCAGAAGATGAAGTTGTGGCAGGAATGGCAAGAGAAGTACAAGCACAATCCTGACCACATCAAAGAGTTAGTCAACACTGCGCGTAACAAGGATACTTGTTATGTTGTGGCAAACTGGAAGCTGATTGGGGAAACATGATCTATGTCGGAATTGACCCTGGTTTGCGTTCAGGTGCTGTGGGTGCAGTTGACCACAATGGCAAGTACATAGGATGCTTTGACATTCCTTCTGGTGACAAGCGCATTGATGTGAAGGAACTCAAGTTTCAGTTGAATAGCCTGATTGATGGTCAGGATGCTGAAATCATCATTGAGTTGGTCAATCCTATGCCTGGACAAGGATCAGTGTCCACAGGTGGGTTTATGAGGGCTGCTGGCGCTATTGAGACAGTGGCGACATTGACTTGCTTCCCCGTACATTTCATTTCGCCTAGGTTGTGGAAGAAAGCAATGGGGTTGACCAGCGAGAAGGCTGACTCACTGACAATGGCAAGAGCATTGTTTCCGCAAGCATCACTTGCAAGAAAGAAAGACAACAATCGAGCAGAGGCTTTGTTGTTGGCTGAATACTACAGGCGGGAAAATGTCTAAATTCAATCTGAAGAACTTCTACAAGTTTGCTTCTGAACTTTCTATTGACTCAAAAGAACATGGAATCAAGAAACTGGGTACAGACCTTCTTGGGACGCAGACTTACGTTATGGACGAAATATCTTCAGGTTTGGCTGATGATATTCACCATTTCGTTATTCTTAAGGGCCGTCAACAGGGGATTACCACTGTCACTCTTGCCTTGGATTTATATTGGCATTTCTTGCACAGTGGCCTTAATGGTACTCTGGTGACAGACACTGAGGAGAATCGTGACCAGTTCCGTTCGACACTCGGGATGTATATGGAACATCTACCGAATGAATACAAAATTCCGCTGGTTGCCCACAATCGCAATCAGTTTGTTCTTAAGAACAGATCCCGTATGTTTTATCAAATTGCGGGTACTCGTAGCAAAGGGGGATTGGGACGTGGCAAGGGAATTACCTACTTGCACTCTACCGAAACGTCTAGCTATGGTGATGATGAAGGTGTTGCGTCGCTACTCGCCTCGTTAGCCGAGAAGAATGAGAACCGCTTGTTTGTGTTTGAAAGCACGGCTCGAGGTTACAACTTGTTCCACGATATGTGGGTAACTGCCAAGAAAGCGAAGTCACAGAAAGCAATCTTCTGCGGATGGTGGCGTAATCAACTGTACTCTGTTGATCCAAACTCATTGGTGTACAAAACATATTGGGATGGCAAACTGTCATCAGAAGAAAAGGAATGGACAAGGGAAATCAAAAAGCTGTATGGCGTCGAGATCAACTCGCGCCAGATGGCCTGGTGGCGGTGGAAGTTGCTGGAAGGCATCAAGGATGATTCCCTGATGTATCAGGAATTCCCGCCAACAGAGGATTATGCCTTCATCATGACTGGCACGGGTTTCTTCTCGCAGACTCGATGCACAGACTCAGCCAAGGAAGCCAAGAAACGTTTGCCAGACTTCTATCGCTTCATCATGGGTGCAAACTTTGAGGACACGTCACTGACCAAATCCACTGAGCGACTGGCGACACTCAAGATTTGGGAAGAGCCTTTGGACAGCGCCTACTACGTGATTGGTGCTGACCCGGCTTATGGCTCGTCAGATTGGGCAGACAGGTTCTGCATTCAGGTCTACCGCTGCTACTCTGATGGACTGGATCAAGTCGCGGAGTTTGCCACCAGCGAGATGAACACCTACCAGTTTGCTTGGGTGATTTGCTATCTGGCTGGTGCGTACAAGAACTCTACGCTGAACCTTGAGATCAATGGGCCAGGGCAGGCGGTCATCAATGAGATGAGGAACTTGCGTAGGCTGGCGACCAACATGGGTACGCAGCGCGGCAATGACTTGTTCAACGTGTTGGGCAATATGCAGAACTACATTTGGCGCAGGAATGATTCCTTGTCTGGGCCAGGTATGTCAATTGGATTTCTGACAACGCAAAGCACCAAAGAACGGATGCTGAACTACTTCAAGGATTTGTTTGAGCGTGGAATGCTGAATGTGTACTCAATGGACTTGCTGGACGAAATGAAATCCATTGTTCGTGATGGCGGCAGCATTGAGGCATTTGGTCGAGGCAAGGATGACCGGGTGATTGCCACTGGCTTAGCTTGCGTGGCTTACGCAGAGCAGGTACAACCTCGTCTTGTGCAGCAGAAGCTGTCTCGCAGGGTAAGCACAGAGCGGGAGAATGTCTCGCCTGAGATGGCTGCAATGAATCAGAACGTGGCAACCTATTTGAAGCAGATAGGAATGTATGGACAGACCACTCAGTAAAGTTGAGTTGATGAAACAGATGGAACGCTTTATGGCTGACAAGAACAGAGGCATATCCATTGACCACTTCTCCCAGATTGCCGGGTATGAATCAAAGTACTTGATTTCAATATTCAAAGAAAAGATTCAGCCGATTAGCGAAGGGGTGCAAATCCGTGTTTCAAAGGCATTGGCATCATGGAAGCGTGGCGAAATACGGGTAATGATAAAACCACACAACAATACCAAGTTTGTGGAATATCGACCTAAAGGCGAGACAAAACAAAAGATTCAGCCCAAGATTTCTTTTGACATACGCAATGGTGCGATACGGTTACAACCGGGGCCGGTCAATCGCATGGACTACTCAACACCCGGTTTGGATGAACTGATAGGGGATTGAAATGGCAGTGTTGAAAGAGTTTAAGTGTTTGGCTCACGGTTTCTTTGATGGCTGGGAGCCTAAGTGTCCTCATGGTTGCACTGGTGACGAACTCATCATGCGTGTGTTCCTGACGCCAGTTGGAACGCAGTCTGATGCCACTCGACACAACGACAGTACGTTGAAGTCTTTGGCTGGAGAATATGGTATGACTGATATCAAGTCTGTCAGGGAGGGCGAGGCGCAGCCTGGACGGTTCCAGCAGCCTCAGAATCCCTATGCCGTCAAGTGGGGGTCGCCAAGTGAGATTGGCAGCTACAACACCGCATCCATTCGCGGTGAATCAGTCAACGGCTTACAATCCGCAAAAGAAACTGGACGGATTAACCCGTTGATGCCTGCGTCTGTAATCAAAGACCATCAGAATCTACAGATTGAAAAGTGAGTTAAATCATGCGTATTCCCGAGAACGATGCTGAACGCGAATGGTTCTATTTGGACTTGATGGAGAAATGCCTTGTTTCTCGGGATGAACGCATCATTGACTACACCTTGCTCAAGAACTTCTTCATGTTTGGCAGTGCGCCAGAAGAGGTTCCCGCACTGTTCAACAAGATTGCCCCGCACATTGACCAACTGAATTCGTTTCTGTATTCCTCAGAGACAACACGGTTTAGCATTAATATCGGGGCATCTGTTCCCAAGACAGAGCATCTCAAGATCAACACGCTGACCCAGGCGCTCAATGATGAGTGGCTAAACAGCAATGCTGACCAAGTGTTCAGCGCAGCCATCAACTGGTCGCTGGTGTTCAACAGCGCGTTTGTCAAACTGATTGTTCG